CTAATTTTACATTTGCTCGCTCCCAAACATATTTATTAGTAGATTTGAGTATACCTAATGCTCCACATAAAGAAGCATGTACATCTTTATGATGTGCACATAAATATGTATAACTTACTAATCTCTTATAACGATATAAAGCATCTTTATTACCATCTACCTGCCCTTTTATTTTCCGTATAAGCTTTTCTTTATCATGACAAGTGCCATAAGATAAGTGAGCTGTAATACCAGCTGTTTTAATATCAGCCAAAACAGAACCACTTAAATGCAAGGCCTTTTTACTTAAGAACTGAATATTGGAATTATATCCATGATTAGGAGAGTGACGGTTAACAAGAACACGTTCACCTAGCCCTTCATCACGCATAATAACTCCAAGTTCACGCATAGCAAGAGAAGCTTTTTCAGGAGACCAACCAAATACATTGTCATATGCTAAAATATGGTCATCACCAAAATTTGCCAATGTATTAAAATTGAAAAACTCACGAGCACGTAAACCTGTAACATGACGCCAAGCATACAAATAGACAACAACTAGGGCTATTGAATTATCAGGAGTGGTCGCAGAATGACCAGTAGAAAATCCCTTATGTTTAAAAGCTAAGTCACCAAATGCTTTAAAACCCATAGGTTGTGTAATTAAATTTTCATAAGATAAGTCTATTAGCTGGCATAAAGAATGGTAATCAGCATGACTCTCGAAGCCCTTCTTCCTCAAATCTGCTATTAAACGAATAAGAGGAGGGGGCATAGAAGAGTCAAATTGAGACATATCACCTGCCCAAACATTGTCATGTTTGGCAAATGATAACCAAAGTTTATTAAAAGCTAAACCATTAATAGGCATACCCACTTTCATAGGAGTATCCCAAATCTTATAATTGTGATTGGGTTTATAATTAAAGATGGATGACATTACATGATGAATGAAAGCAGAGCCAACAACTGTGCGCACTGATCTACTAATAGCTTTAGATAATTTCAAAGTTTCCATCTTA